CATTCACGTTGCCCGTTGCTGGGTCGCCATCGAGGTCCCAATTATTGGCCCATGCAGTCATATCCCGTACTCTGCCAACACGCGCCTGCAGGTCGCCAAGGATTTGCACACTGGCTAATGTGGTACCTGCTGGATATTCACGGGCTAAGGGCTTGGCCAACACAAGGCTATTGCCTGTAAACGATGACACTAGACCGAGTTCCATAATGGTATCGCTCAGCACAAACGGCGCAGCAAACCCCGTAAAATCACTGTTAATCGTGACCGTTCCGGCCACCTTGTTTACCGTGAAATGGTCATTGTTAGTGGTCCATAGGCTGGCGCCATTGGCATCGGTGATATCCACAAACTGGGCATTTTCACGAATCGTAAATACAGCACCGATAGAGTCTGTAACTTGCTGCACTTGAGTATGAGAAAGCGCGACAGTGCCCCAGCGTCTGAACATATCGACAATACCGTCATTGGGGATACGCAGTGGGTTTAGCCCGTAAATTTCGGCGGGGGGTAGCTGGCGCAATTGGTCGGTAATGTCATAGCGCAGCGTAGTTAAATCCACCGGATTGGTAAATAACAGTTCAACCAAACCATCTACGATAGTGCCGCTAATGCCACTGCCAGTTATCACGCCTTGATTGTCAGATGAGGCGCTGATAATGGCGTGGTCGGATATCCGTTCAACCTGCACGTAAAAGCTCTCTAACAATGGATTAGCCACACTCAAGGCAAATTTAGCCGTAGTATCGCCTGCAGCCGCTGCAGTGGTTGATTCAACTAAACCTGAATAGCTCAATTCAAAATCACCACGGCTGACCGTTTGCTTGGTAACGACACCCGTAAAATAATCAATGGTCGCCAGCAATTCAGTGGTGTCATACAACTTACCGATACCACTATTCACATTTTCAAAAACGTCCTGAGGCACATAGTTACTATCGGCAAACACAGCGCGGCCTTTGATACTGCCGACCGTTAGCTGCTTATTCGCTGGGAATGCATTAGCACTTGAGTAAATGCTGTATTTATATGCAGAAACATAATAGAGCGAGACAGTGGGATTATAGGCAAAGCGCACATCAGGCCGCAGCGTAACGGTCACGTTCCCCGTTCCGACAGTAATCGACTGAACTAATGAATTACTTCCGCCGAAAACGCCATAAGGATCTGTTGATACTGCAGTGACAACATCAGTGTCTATCAGTAAATCCGCTGTGGTGAAGGTATAGCTATACGTCCCTTCTGCGCTTGGCTGGCTAATCACTTTGCGGATCACTTGGCTAACAGTGGCATCGCCGTTATCACTACCACCCGTGATGGTATTGCCGGGCTTTGGCGCTAAGGTGGTGATCGCTGGTAGTAACGATAATTGAGTCGCGCCCACAGCTAAACTTACCCCGCAGGCTGCGGCAGTCAGCTTAGTTACCCCGTGGAATTTCAATGGGGATGCAGTGTTGGATAATCGCAAGCGAGTGCACTTACTCTGGCCATTGATTTGCAAACCGGGTTCGGGTGTCGCAAAAGGGATCGGCGGGTCGAATACTACGGTACCCACTGCACCGTTCACTATGCTGGTACGCGTGACTTTGCCGAAATGGGTTTTGCGTGGCCATGCCACGTTTTCAATACCAGGATATTCCACGGTAATACAGATCACTTGGCCAACCTGCAGATAAGTGGTTTTCCAATAGTCGCGGTCATTAAAGTGATAAGACGACTGCAGGTAATCTGAGGAAAATGAGTTTTGGTTCACAAGGAATCCGGGACCACCTTCACGGATCAATTCTCCTGCAGTGACTGACGACTCAATGATCTCTTTCATATCCGTCATGCGAGATTCATCATCCAGCGCGGCAGACTCGATCATGAATACGTTTACCAATGGGTCTATCGGTGGCTCACTGATAAACACATGGGCATCAATCAAAGTGCTGGTGTCTGGCGTATCGAGCGCAGGGAACGCTTTTACAATGTCGATACTGGATTGGGCATGGTCGATATCGGATATCGCTGAAAATAGCTCGTTAAGCAAGCCTGACTGCACAGCGTTCTTAGTCCGTTGGCCGCCAGCCTCATTACTTGAACCCAGTAATTCAGGTTTAAATACTTTTAAATCTAAACGGGAAATAGTCATAGCACTCTCACAATAGATAAATGGCCTTTAAACGGTGATTAACTTCAAGGTGATTGCCTCGATTTCGTCGGGGTCGGTATCGCTGTAATTGATCGCTGGCGTGCCGCTAATGGGCTGTTCGCTGTAGTCCCACATCACGGTTAATGCTGTGCCATTGATATCAAGGTTAAAGCTGATCGCTCCCTTTGAATTGGCGTGGGCCTCAAGGGCGTTAAACACCGCTAATGTTTCTGCATCGCTGAATAACACCACTGGGCGGCCCGCTTGTTTGGCGGCAACTTCAACATGCTGCGAGCCATCGAGCGCAAACTCAGTGCTACTCACAAAGGGCGTATAACCAAAGCGGTTAAGCCAAATAAAGTGCGGTAATTGAAGCGTGTCTAAGGTGATCATGAGGTGGCCTTAATCTGTTCTAGTTCGCGCAAAAACAGCTGCTTAAACTCATCAAGCACATCGGCCTTCACTACATTGCCCGACGGCATTGCCAGCTCTAATCGATACACCTGCACGCTGCCACTTGTGCTCGGAGTGCTTACCGTTCGTGTCGTGGTTTGGCTGGTGCTGCGACTGTAATCGGTAGCCGAGTTTGGATTGCTCGCCGCACGGTCAAGCGCGGTGGCGCTGCGTTCTACCGCCTCTGCTTCGATTTGTTTTAGTTTGGTGGCGTAGATTTGCTGACTCAGTTGCAGTGCTTCTTGGGCACTGGCGATGGACTCTTTATCCTGAGCTGTGCGGGCAGCATCGAGCTGCGCCTTAAGCTCAGCCTGTTGCTGCTCATAGCGACGCTTCTCGATAGCGGCTTGGTTATTGTTGAGCTGATCCATCTCATCTTTAAGACTGTCCAAGGTCGCGTTGATATCGTCACGCAGGCCGAGAATACGATCGCGGGTAGCATCAATGGCCGCTTGCAGAGGCTTAAGCTCTTCGTCGCCTAGCTCGCGTATATTCCACTTAGCCTCGCGGCTAATTTGATTGACACGATCGAGGCTAATGCTTGAGCTTTCGAGTTCTTCAGTCCATTTGCGGGTCAGTAAGGTTTCATTGATGATCTGCTTTTCGCGGATAAATGCTTGGTTACTGAGCTGCGCCAGCACACCCCAAAAGCCCGTATTCACCCGCATATTGTTCATGATGCTTTTAGTCAGCTCATCGACGCGGGCGTTGAGTTTTTCGGTGCTATCTTCGTTAAAGTTGAACTGTTTATTTAAGTGGGCATAGGCACCCGCGAACAGGTTTACATACTCAGTAGCGCGGCCAGTGGTTTCCTCTAATTGTTCAAGTTCTTCGCGTTGCTCAATTAAGGTTTTAGTGGTCTTTTTTACCTGTTCGTCAGTCTCTTGCTCACCATCTTCTAAACCGCCCATTAAGCGTTGCAATATTCTTAGCACTTCAACTAAGCGTTCTTTTTGTCGCAGGTATTCTTCCGCCGTGATGCCGCCGTCTTTATAGGCTTAACATCTCGTCAGATACAGCGGCATACTTACTTTTTATCTGTTCATAATTAGCCGCTTCGAGTGCCTGAACCTCACTGAGCTGCTTAGTTTGGTCACTTAACTTGCCCTGTAAACTAATCAGATCTTGTTGAGCTTTTGCTTTGGCTTTACTCGATACCGTCGAGCTGTTCATCACATCGCGGCATTGCTTCAAACGGGCTTCAGTTTCTGCCACTGCGCGGCTTAGCTTGGCTTGCTCGGGTGAAAGTTCCTTCACGCTGTCTGTATAGCCGTATTGCTTCGCAGTCAGCTCGCTTAGTTCCTTGGTTAGTCCAAGGGTAGCGGCTTGCGCCTTCAAGGTTTCGGGTACCGCTGCGCCCGTCGCTTCGGCGGCCGTTAATGCCGCTTTAGCCCAGGCTAAAAATGCATCCTTTTGTTGCTCAATCGGTTCACGGTTGTTTTTAATCAGATTAAAGGCCGCTTCGGCTTTCGTATTCACCTGCTCTAAGGCATGGCTACTGGTCAGCCCTAAGTCCTTATAGGCTTGTTCCAATGCCTCTGCGCCCTTAGCCGTGGCATCAAGATAGGTTTGCTGCTCTTCAAACTTGGCGCGCAGTAATGTGAGTAACTTAACGTGGCCTTCGTATTGATCCCCCGCCGCCTTTAACGGCACTAAGGCGGCATCAATTTGGCGAATGAAACCGCCCATACCACCTTTAACGCCATCGAGCGTTTTAGTTTGTTCGCTTAAGGTAAAGGTCAGGCGCAGCGCTTCTTCAACCGTTAGTTTAATCGGCTCAACGACGTCAACGGCGGCCTGTTTAACTTCTTCCATCGCTTTCGCGGCGTTCTTCCACTTACCAGTGGCGTCGTCATAAATCAGTTTGCCTTCGTCTACCGCCTTGTTGAACTCGGCCATAGTGGTAAAGGCTACGCCCGTTTGCTCACTGAGATCCTTAAGTGAGTACTCCAACTGTTTGGCGCTAGACGCGGCAGCGCGTTTAGATTTTTCCAGTGCTTCTTCAGCAATCAATAACTCTTGGTATACCCGAGCAACCTCGATCAACTCGCTAATCAGGGCTAAGTACAAACCCGCTTTAGCCGCTGCTGCCAAGGCGGTTTTAAGTTTGCCAGCAGCTAAGGCCGCGCCCTCACTCGCCGCAGTGGTACCCATGATCGCGCCAGTGTAAAGACGCATCACGCCGATGGCGGCATTGGCTCCGGTGATCACATCACTAAAATAGCTACCGACTTTTAACGCTAGAAATGCCTTAGCCACAAAACCAATTTCATCACGGAAGTGGTACAGCATCGCCGCGCCATCTTGCACCGCTGAGCCTATGCTCACGATCGTGTCGCTGACTTGCTGCGCCCATTCCTTTAAACGGCCATCGGCGGCCATGGTGGCAAACTCAATATTCAACTCACTGATCTGGCCCTTGAGCCAATCAAGTGCACCGGACTGAGCCACGAGATCATAGAAGGATGAAAGGTTATCTTTAAGGTTTGATACTTGGCCACTGAGCAAAGCCATCTGCGACGCAGCGCTGCCATTAGCGGCTCGGCCCATTTCATCAATCAAGCCTTGGATCACATCGCGGCCAAGCTTGCCTTGCTCACTGAGTTTTTGCAGTTCGGTGGTGTTCTTTCCCGTGACCTTAGCCAGCATGTCCCATACGGGCACGCCGCGCTCAATCAACTGCAGGATCTCTTCGCCCTGTAGCTTTTGTTTTGCCCAGGCTTGGCCGAGTGCCAAGGTGATCCCCTCGACCTCTTGAAAACCGCCACCGAGTTTAAAGGCTTGATCTACAATCGCCTTCATGGTGCCGTTCATCGGATCGAGGCCAAAGGCTTTGGCCTTCACAAACGCTTGGTTAACTTCGTTCAATTGCAGCGGCACATCGATGGCGAATTGCTTTACCCAAGCGGTCGCTTGTTTACCGGATTCAAAGCTGCCCATCACAGCATTCATCTGCACGCCAAGACGTTCGAATTGATCGCCCGTGGCAAAGACATCCTTCACCGCTTGGGCCACGCGGTCAAAGCCCAAATAAGCCCCTGCTAAGGCGGTCACTTGGCCGATCACGCCACGCAGGGAACTGGCATGATCACGGGCGCTGGCATTGCCCTTATCTAACTGATTGGCAAACTTATCGACATTGCGGCCAGTGCCGTCAAGCTCGCTACTTAACTTGCGCTGTGCTGTGGTCAGGTTGTTGTAATCAATGCCCGATTTTGACAGGGCATTTTGCAGCTTAGTGTGGCTGGATGATTGCTGCGCTAACTCGCGCTGCATTTGCTCCAGCTCTTTTTCGGCCACATCAATAGAGCGTGCCAGCTGCACAAAAGGCGCATCCGTTTGGCTCGCACGTTGCTTTAAGTCCTGCAGTGCTAAGGCGGCGGCAGTGACTGCAAGTTCTTGCTGTTCAAGCTCATTGCGTGAACGCTTAAAGGTGTTAATCAGGTCTTGCTGGTTAGCCAACTCATCGAGCTTATTGGCTAAGGTATTGGCCTTTTGGCTGGTCGATTGGCTGCTATCGCCAACGTCATCAAGCCCTGTAGCTAAAGGCTTGAGGTCATTAGTGAGCTGCTCTGTTTGGTTGCTGGTATTACGGCCGCTTTGGGCCACTTGGTCTAACTGGTCGCTTAACGGATCAAGGCTATTTTTGAGTTCATCAACTTGATTCGCACCCGCTTGGCTGGCATCACTCACGCCATCGAGTTCATCAGCGAGCGCCTGCGTCTTAGGATTCGCCGCATCCGACTCAGTGCCGATGCGCTTAAGCTCATCGACTAAAGCCGCAATGTGTTGCTTGCCCGTGGCTTCTGCCACGATCCGCAGGGCGAGTTCTAAGGTTTTATCAGCCATGTCGTTGTTAGTCTCGTTAATGCTTTTAACAGGGATTTAAATCGTCTTTAAAGTGGGATTAAAGGGCATGGCAATTGAGTACGGCCATGCCTTTGGGTTAAGCAAAACCGCTTACGCATCCAGCTCTAGGTACTCGAACGGATGATCTTTCCCCGTCACCAACTGTGCTTTGCCTGCTAAGGTCGCACTCACAAACTCGCTGGCGGCAAAATCGAGCGCCGCTGTTGGCGATAAGCTGGCGTCGAAAATTTCGAGCTTAATCGGCTTGCCTGTTTCGAGGTTTTTACC